AATATAATTAAAGAACGAGTTGAGCAACATAAGGAAAGTATATATATTATTTCACATAGAAAGGAATCAGTAAAAGCAGCCACTGGTGACGTTATAGTTTTAGAAAAGAAAAATAGCATCACTAATAGAGTGGATTTAACTAACAATTTAATATAAATTTTTGTAATGATTACACCGTCTCAGTATACAACAAACCGATTACCATTCTCACCGGTGTCAATAAACAATCCGCTCGTAAATGCTCTACCTATCCCACCCCAAACAGCGACGAGCCAGACTGGTCATAAGGCGCCAGATTTACCACGCGCTCTAAATTTTTATGCCGACTATTCTGGCTGTGGTCATTGGAGGATGATATGGCCTGAGTTACTACTTAATTGTTATGGTAACAGGGTAAACGTGCAAGGAGGTACTGTAATGATAGGAGATAAAAATTTTTATAGAGGAGTCAAAACAGTTCGCATACAAAGACAAGCTACAGACGCTCAATTTAGTTATATAAAATGGTTAAAAGAACTATCGAAGGAGCTTAACTTTAAAATTATATATGAAATTGACGATATAATTTTTAAGGAAGATATTCCTAATTATAATAAATTTAAATTTGCCTTCGACGATCCAAATATCAGAAAAACAAGCATGGAGATTATGCAAATGTGTGATGAAATTACCGTTACAAATAAATTCATGCAAAAATATTATAGAGAAAAAACAGGCAATAATAATGTTACAGTAATACCTAATTTTATTCCTAAATTCTGGATGGACCGATTTTTTGATTTTAATACTATACGTGAAAATTATCAAAAATATAAAAGCAAACCTCGGATTGTTTATTGCGGAAGTGGTGCGCATTTTGACGTTGATAACAAAGTCGGACAACGAGACGACTTCCATCACATCATTGATACAATAAGAAAAACTGTAGATAAATTTACATGGGTTTTTGTAGGAGGATTTCCTCTATCTCTTAGAGATTTAGTTCATACAAAAAAAATTGAATACTGGACATGGACAAATCTTGTCGATTATCCAGAATATATTAATAGCTTTAATCCAACTCTTTTTTACGCACCGTTAGAAGATAGTATTTTTAATAAAGCTAAGAGTAATTTAAAATTTATTGAATCTTGTGCTTTCGGAATACCATGTATTTGTCAGGATTTATGTACATATGAAACCGCATTTCATAAATTTAAAACTGGGGATGACTTAGTAAATAAAATAGAATACTTAACTAAAGATTATAAAAAATATATTAAGGAAGTTAAAAAGGCTCGTGATTATATGAAGAATAAATGGATGGAAGATAATATTGATTTCTATACTGAACTTTACTCATTTCCATATGGAGATAAACGCCGAAAATTAATTAATCTAAAAAACGAAATCAGTTGATTTTTTTCTTAATTCCTATTATACTAAGCGCGTGTATAGAAATTTAGCATACATACCAAACCAGCGTGTAATGCGGCTCTACACATGGGATGAGGAGGGAAATAGAATTGAAACTGATTGCCCATATCAGCCATATTTCTATTGTGAGACAAATTCAAACCGTCAAGATGCAATATCATTATACGGTACAAAATTACGCAGGATTGCTTCTAACAGTGAACTAGATAGAAGAAGAAAAATTGAAGATCTTAATGATCATAAAATTTATGAAAATATTTCCCCGTACCAGCAATTTTTAGTTGATAGATTTTGGCAAATAAACGAAACAGATAATTTTAGTAAATTTCCACTAAAAATATGGTTCTTTGATATTGAAACATATTCCCCGGATGAGTTTCCAAAACCGGAAGAAGCGAGTCATATGGTCAATGTAATCACAGTCTACGATACTGTAGAAAAAATGTATTTTACATGGGGAATTAACAAATATAAACCAAAAACAGATGATGTAAAATATGTACATTGCAAGAATGAAACAGACTTATTACAAAAATTTTTAGACTTTTATTGTAAAGAACGTCCAGATATTTTATCAGGGTGGGCTAGTGAGACTTTTGATATTCCATATGTAATTAACCGAGTTAGAAATGTACTAGGAGAAGATACTACGCGCCTATTTTCACCTGTTCATGATGAAATTATGAAGCCAATTTATCAACGAGTGTATCGCGGTAATTTTGGTAAGCAAACATCGAAATACGTGGTTGAGGGGGTATCAATGTTAGATTATCTCGATGTGTATAAAACCTTCAGTCCGGGGATGAAGGACAGTTATAAGCTAGATAACATAGCTCACATAGAACTAGGAGAGAACAAGGTAGATATAGGAGAAACTAACCTTGCGACACTGTCTATTGACAATTGGGACAAGTTTGTAGACTATAACATCCACGATGTGAGACTGTTAGTAAAGCTTGAAGCTAAGCTTATGTATATGGACTTAGCAAGAATGCTGTCATACATAGGGCTAACACCATTTAACGCTGCTCTCGGTACTATTAGCACTGTAAACGGTAGGGCCATTGTCGAAGCAAGAAAGTCAGACCCGCCACGTGTCATTCCAACTTTTATAAAAGATGCCGATCAATCTGGGAAATACGAAGGTGCATATGTAAGTGAACCAAAACGTGGGTTTCAGGAGAATATTATATCATTTGATGCTAATTCCCTATACCCTAGTGTCATGATAACTCTTAACTTAAGCCCAGAAACTAAAGTAGGAAGCATTGTTGGTACTGATAACGGTAAAGTATATATAAAGACAGTAAATAACAAAGATATTGAGATGTCTTACGGGGATTTTAACAAGTGGTGCACTAAAAATGAAATAGCAGTCACGAGAGCAAAAAAGCTTTTTTCACAAAAAGTGAAAGGAATTTTTCCGCGTATTACAGAGCACTTCTATAAAAGAAGATCACAGAAAAAAGAACAATGGAATAAAGCTCGTGAAAAAAAACACCAATTATCTCTCCAACTTAAAAAAGAGAAAAATAAAGACAACAAGATTAAATTGGAGAAAAAAATTACAAACACACAATATAAGATTGATCAACTTTGGATTGGGCAATTTACATTAAAAATTCTTATTAACCGTATTTATGGGTATTTTGGTAATAAAAACTCTGCTATGGCGGATGGAGATATTGCACGGTCAATTACATTAACTGGTCGTGACGTCATAAAACAAAGTAATATTATTTTAAGAAATTATATTAAAAGAAAAACTAATTTAACTGATAAAGATATCGAAAAATCCGATCCAATCCTGTATAATGACACAGATAGTTTATATTGTACTATTACTCCTTTACTCGATCATATGGGAGTATCTTTACATGAGGACAATAATATTAATGAAGAGGTATATAATCTTGTTCAAGATATAGAAGACGATTTAAACGTGCATATTAAAAAATGGGCAAAAGAAACACTACTAACTAATGATCCTAGGTTTGTTTTTAAAAGAGAGTCGATTTGTGATAGAGGATTATTTTTACAAAAAAAACGATACGTACTACATAAATTAGACGACGAAGGAATTGTATGTAATAAATTTAAATATACTGGTGTTGAGGTGGTTCGAACCACAATGCCCGGGCCAATCAAGCCATATGTTAAAAAAATTATCGAACATATGATTACGACCGAAAATCAAAAATCTACAAATGAAATCTTTGAAGAGACATATGAAATTTTTAAGTCATTACCTATAAAAGACATTGCGTTTGTTATGGGAGTAAGAGATTACGAAAAATACAGTATTCACACAAAAGATTGGAAAGTGAAAAAGGGAACTCCAATTCACGTCAAGTCGTCTATATATTATAATAAACTTTTAGATTACTATAATATTTCAAGTAAACATGAAAATATTAGCTCCGGTGATAAAATTCGATATTTCTATACAATAACTCCTAATAAGTTTGGCATAAGTTCATTAGGATTTAAATATGATTTACCTAAAGAATTTAAAAAAGACTTTAAAATTGACTATGAGAAAATGTTTGAAAAAATTGTCTATAGTGTAATAGACAGATTTTATGAAAATGTAAATTGGAAGTCTTTTCGTCCCGGTCAAGCTGTAAATACAGATCTATTTGATTTCTTTAAAATTGACCTTGCAAATTAAAATATAGTTAATATAATATTTGTATGGATGTTATTACATATATCGACAGTATTGGTAGGACTTGTTTTGGAGAATTAGTTGAAAAGAAAGAATCAAATATACGAGTAAAGGCTCCCGCAATGATCATGGTTACGCCTAATGATGCGCAAAACATGAAAGTAGATGTTATGCCTTTATTTTTTACCGAATTTTCGTCTGGAGAACCACCTATCTTCAACTATACTAATGATCAGTATACTGAGGTTGAGGTTATTATTTCTCCAAAAATCCTAGAACATTATAGTAATAAGATTAATGTAAAGACCATTCCAGAACCAAACCCAGAACCTCCTGTAGACGTCTTAGAGGAAAATGTACCGGAAGTAACATTATTCGAGGAATAATATGTCAAAATATGCTGAAAAAGCGTATGATACATCTCTCGTGGATAAGGCGTTCGCTAAATTACAGAAGCTTAATAGAAACGCAACCACTCTAGAAGAAAATACACTGAGTAATGTAACTGAATGGGTTGATACTGGATGCTTAGTATTAAATTCTATTTTATCTGGTTCACTATATGGTGGTGTTCCCAAAGGAAGAATAACAATTTTTGCTGGAGAACCTCAATGTGGTAAAACTTTTATTTTAAATAAAATTCTTGCCAAAGCTCAAAAAAAAGGAATGGTACCTGTAATATTTGATACTGAGGTTGCTATTGAAAAAGAAGGAGCTGAAAACGTAGGTCTTGATGTTTCAAATGTAAAATATGTTCCGGTGGATACTGTTGAAAACTGTCGTAATCAACTCGTTACATTTTTAGACGGAGTTGAAGAAGAACCAAAACTTCACGGAAAATTTATTATATCGATTGATTCTCTTGGAAATTTAGCATCCTCAAAAGAAATTGCTGATGCTGAGGCTAATAAGGGAGCCATGGACATGGGACTCCGGGCTAAGCAGCTTAAATCCATGATGCGTATTATTACATATAAGGCTGCCGTAACTGGCACAACCATTATATGTAGTAATCACACATATGCTGATCCTGGTGCACTCCATCCTACCTTAGTCAAGCAACAAGCTGGTGGTTCGGGTCCTATGTACATGGCTTCTTTATTAGTCCAAATGGCCGCAAAGAAAGAAAGAACAGATGCTTCAAATGACAGCGACGAAGCATTAACAGAAAGTAGAAATTACTCAGGAGTTACTCTTCGAATGCTTACTGTAAAAAATAGATTCATACCAGCGTTTTTACAAGCAGAAGCATATTTAAATTTCAAAACCGGATTAGAAAAATATTCTGGCTTAAAAGATGTAGCTGTTGCTCATAACATTATTCAACAAAATGGCTCTACATATAGCATGGGAGATAAAAAATTAGGATATTATAAAAATTGGCGCAACGATGAAAAACTGTGGAATTCTATCTTACCTAATATAGAATCATCTATAAATGAAAAATACCGATATGGTAAATCATTAGATGAAACTGCTATATTAGAGCAACAAGATGAGTAAAATAAATATCTGTTTTTGTAGTGATAAGAAATTAATTGACTATATACCGGTTGTAATAAATTCAATTATAAGCAAAAACAAAAAACATGAAATCGCGGTTCATCTTATTCATAATATACAAAATAGAAGTAGAATAGATAAGTTAAATAAATGGGTTTCACATTTTGATAACTTCTCATTTCAAGAGTATTTTAAAAAATGGAGTCGTGAGTATACAGGATTAGATCATGTCTCTGAAGCGACAATGTTAAGATTGTTTATACCAGAACTTATCAATGAAGATAAAATTTTATACTTAGATATTGATATAATTGTAAATTTAGATTTAATGGAAATTTACAAAATAGATACAAAAGATATCGGTATTGCATTGAAACCGTGTCCTTCAGATAAAGTAGTAGATAATATAAGCATTATACGATATAAAAATAAAAAACTGTCAGGAAACTGCGGAATTATAATGATGAATTTAGAGGTGCTCCGAAAAAATAAATTTACTCAAACATGTTTAGAGTTACATAAGAAAAATGACGACAGACATGATCAATGGATAATAAATGAATATTGCCAGGGAAATTATATAGAGCTCGAGCCAAGGTTTAATGTTTATCATCGCCGGGATAGTCATTTAATGGAACAACACGAAGATTATCTTTTACATTATAATGAGCACGTGAAGCCTTATCATACAAAAAGAGATTGCGGTAAATACCAATACCTATGGGATGAGCAATATAAAAAATTACAACCTAAAACTATTAAGTTAGAATTTAATGAGTAAAGTAGTAGTACCAATTTCAGGTGGTTTAGATAGTTCTCTATTATTAAATATTGCAGACTTTCAAAAAGATGAAATTTATGCAATAAGCTATAATTATGGTCAAAAACACGAGAAAGAACTTTTATATGCCGAAAAGCAAATACAATATTATAACACTATTAAAGATCACAAAATAATTGATCTTAAATTCCTTAAAACTATTGCTCCTACCTCCTCTCTTACAAATGATAATATATCAGTTGCGCAAGCGCGGAATGTTCTAGGTGATGCTCAAACAGTAAATTATGTTCCTTTTAGAAATATGCTAATGTTATCTATTGCATGTTCATATGCTGAAGCAGTAGGTGCTAATACTGTTTTTCATGGAGCAGCCTTGGTTGATAGTCAAGCTGGGTATTGGGATGGTAGTATTGAATTTCTTAATAGTATAAACGAATTAACCTCTCTTAATAGAAAAAATAGAATTGAAATAGAAGCTCCATTAATTGATTTATCAAAAGCAGAAATTATAAAATTAGGAATAGATAATTGTCTTCATTTCGAAGACACTTGGACTTGTTACGAAGGTAAAGATAAAGCTTGTGGTTATTGTACCGCATGTAGTTCTCGTATACAAGGATTTTTAGACAACAAAATGAAAGACCCAATAGAATATGAGCGAACAGACATTCCATGGTGAACTAGATTATTCCGATGTACTTTTAGTACCGAAGTATAGTTTTTTAGGCTCTAGAAAAGAAGCCGATACAACATTTAAATTAGGTAAATGGAAATTTTCATTACCAATTGTTCCATCTAATATGGAAACAGTAATAAATCTCAATTTATGCCAACAATTAGATCGAGATAATTATTTTTATATAAAGCACCGGTTTCAAGATATGTTTGAAACAGTACGAAAACTTAATGACTACCGTTGTAAATGTGTGAGTGTTAGTATAGGAGTAAATGAAGAGTCGTATCAATATTTACAATCAATTATAGATAATAATTATAAAATTGACATTATCACAATTGACGTAGCTCACGGTCACCATGTTAAAGTCACAGCAATGATAAAATACATTAAAAAATATTTTGAAAAAGATATAATAATTATTGCTGGTAACGTAGGTACAGCTGAAGGATTTAAGCAATTACAAGACTCTGGAGCAGATGTAGTTAAAGTCGGTATCGGGTCTGGAGTTATATGTACAACTAGATTTAAAACAGGGTTCGGAACACCTATGTTCTCAACATTACTTAAAATTGCTCCACATAAAAAATCAGCTAAGATTATGGCTGATGGAGGCTGTAAGCATTTTGGTGATATTGCAAAGGCATTAGTAGCAGGTGCTGATTGTGTTATGTCTGGTTCTTTTTTTGCGCCATGTGCAGATTCACCTGCGAAAGTCGTTCGAGGTGCAAAAGAATATTACGGCAGTACCTCATATAAACAAAAAGGAGATAGATTACACTTTGTTGAAGGTAAACAAGTCGACTTAGAGCTTGCACCAGAATACGAAGTACGACTACAAGAAATACAACAAGCACTTAGAAGCTCTATTTCTTATGCAGGTGGTAAAGATTTAAGTTGCTTTTCGGATGTAAAGTTCATACAATTAAAGTGATATGTGTGGAATCTTTGGGTCAACTGATGTTAAAACTTTTAGAGAATTATATACAAAAAACACCGAAAGAGGTAATTTTGTACGCAGTATAACAATGGTGTTCCCTGGAGGGATGAAAGATAACATTCAGGTAGCAATAAAACACGAACAAGATTTCGATAAACCTATAAAAGAAAATCCTTTTTGTATATATTATCTAGGGCACGTACAATCTCCTACATCAAAAATTAGAACATTCAATACTGATACCTCTCACCCATTTATATATAAAAATACATATTTAGCGCATAACGGAGTATTACAAAATTTTAATGAATTAACAGAAAAATATGAACTTAAAGGTAAAGCAAATAAGGTAGATAGTAGTGTAATATTACCGTTGATATATATGTCTGGTATTAAAAATGCACTATCAGAGCTTAAAGGTACATTTGGATGTTGGATGTATGAGCCAAACATGGGCAGATTACAGGTTTTTAGATCTGGATCTACATTATTTACAGATGATACGTCATTTAGTTCAGCACAAATACCTGACTGGAAATCTGCGACGGAAGGAACAATATATGAATTTAATTTTAGTAAAAATAAATTTTTAGAAAAACAAAAATTTGAATTAAATTCTCCATTCTTTATATGAAAACTTTAATAGCAGTTGCAACTCAATCTGATGAATCTAGTTTTAAAACTACAAGATTATCTAAAAGTTTAACTCATCACGAAGAAAACACTATAACTACTTTTGACTTACAACCTACGTATAAAAACACCAGTGGGTTGTGTGCCGTTTATAACAACTACCTCATCCCGGAAAATTTAAAAAAATATGATTGTATTTTATTCGTACACGATGATATATTTATTGATAGTATAAACTTCTTAGTAGAAATTCGTAATTTATTTAAGAAAGGATTTGATGTAGTCGGTCTTGCTGGTGGTAGCAAATTACAAGTCATAAAACCGTGTTTATGGCATTTATTATGTAAGAGAGAAACCTTGTCTGGAATAGTATCACATTATCATAATAATACAGACTATAGTCCTACAATCTTTGGACAAACACCGAAAGAGGTAATATTATTAGATGGTGTATTTTTAGCTGTCCGAACTAAATCAATCGCAAAACAAAAAATAAAATTTGATACTAAAATAAAAGGATTTCATCATTATGATTTAAAGTTTTGTTTAGATTGTCATTTAGCTGGGTTGCGCTTAACTACTGCCCCTATTCATGTTGTTCACGAATCACCTGGTCTAACTAACCACACAGAAGAGTATAGCAAATCAGAAGACTACTTCTATAATACTCTGTTAGAACATGCTAACAAACGAAAGTAATTATTTAGACATAGATTTAGAATATTTAGAAAAGGTAGTTTTTAAAAACTGCCTTGAAGATGAAATGTATCTAAACTCTATTATTGATAATCTTAATTATAAATTCTTCAAAAATAAAGACTTTCAGCAAATAGTTAAAATAATACAGGCTCTATATAAAAGAAATAACAGACGACCGACAAATACAGAATTAGAAATATATTTAAATACCTCCGAGCTTAAAGGTCATTATCAAGCAAGTAAGAAAATTATTGACACTTTAGAAGTAGATTTATCAAACGATATTTTATACTCTTATACAGAAAAGTTCTTGCAAGAGCAAGCTGTATTTAATACATTTTTAGAAATCGTTGATAATAAAGAGAGAGATGTAAAAAGTATTCATGACAAATTTTCAAAAGCATGTAATATTTCTCTCACTACAAACATAGGTCATAATTATTTTAAAGATGTTGAGCAACATATTATTGATTTAACAACCCGCGAAGAAACGATCAAAACCGGTTGGGATTGGTTAGATACTAGGTTAGGAGGAGGGTTTTTAGAGCTAGGACGTAGTATGTATATTTTTGCTGGACCGACAAATGTAGGTAAATCTATATTTTTAAGTAATATAGCAAGTAATGCCGCTGCTGCCGATAAAAATGTATTAGTAGTTTCTCTTGAGATGTCTGAAATGATTTATTGTAAGAGAATTACATCAAAACTTACAGGCCTTCCGATAAATCATTTAGATGAACATATAGAAACATTAAAAGAAAAAGTAGGGAAGTTTAAAATGACGCACCCTAGAGCAAATATAATAATTAAAGAATTTGCTCCTAGCTCCATTACACCGCCGCAACTTGAAGGGTTTATTAAGAAATTAATTAATAAGAAATTTAAACCTGATATTATAGTACTAGATTATTTAAATCTCTTAGCAAGTACATACGGTAATAATTCATATGAACGTGTTAAAAGTATTTCCGAACAAGTAAGAGCAATGTCATATACTTTTGAATGTCCAATTATATCTGCGACACAAGTAAATAGAACAGGGTATGGTAATACTACTAGTGCTCCTGGATTAGAGGCTATTGGAGAAAGTTATGGATTAGGAGCAACAGCAGATGTTATTGTAAGTATTTGGAGGACAGAAGAAGATGAAGAAGATAATGCGCTACATATGGGCATTATTAAAAATAGATTTGGTTCTAATACAGGTAGTACTCGAATCTCTATAGATTACAATACTCTTACTCTTATGGAGAACAATGATTTAAACATTAATGAAGATGTTAATACTGCGGAAAATGACGCTGTACAATTCGGAAGAGTAATGTAAATATATACAATGTCTAATGAAGAAATAATTTTCACAGACTTAGATTTTGATGGCTGCTGCAGCTATTTAATCTATACTTGGTTTAAGCGACCCAAGCCAAAAGCTGTAACATTAAAAGTTTCTAATATACGCGAAAAACTTCTAGGATGGCTTACTCGCAATAAAATTGAAGATTATAAAAGAGTATATTTCTTTGATTTAGATACAACTGAAATAAAAGATCTAATAGATAAGAGTAATGTAATTATCTTTGATCATCACAAATCGCATAAAGACGAGTACTCACACGCAAGAGCATATATTGACGTAAATCAAACATCATGCAGCAAGCATTTATATAAAACATTAAGTCACATATACCCGGATGTAAATCTAACCGTAGAGCAAAAAAAGTTAATTGCATTTGCTAATGATTACGATTGTTATGAATTAAAATTTCCTGAGAGTAATAAGTTAAATTTTTTACTTTGGTATAAAAATGGTGATAAATTACAGAATTTTATTAATGACTTTGAAAATGGTTTTTTTGGATTTACTAATGAACAAAATAAAATAATTAGTTATCATTTTTACAAGTTTAAAAAAATGAGAGAAAATATAAACCTATTTCAGGCAAAGCTTTCTATATCCGGTAAAGATTATAATTTTATTAGTACGTTTGCAAGTGAATATATCAATGATTTAGGGCAATATATAGTTGATGAATATAAATGTGATGTTTGCATGATGATTAATTTAAAAAATAATAGAGTATATTTACGGAGAAAAAGAGATATAGATTTTAATCTAAGCACATTCGCTAAAAAAATATGTAATGGAGGAGGTCATGAATATGCGGCCGGCGGAATATTAAATGATAATGTACTTACTTTAAGTAAACAGTTTGAACCGTTAAATATAAAATAATGGAAACCCCGTATACGATTTTAGAAAAAAAAGACATTATACATCAATTTCTAACATTATGTAGTTTTGTTTCTATATGTGAAAATAGAAAAATTAACCTTGCAAATGTATTTTTATTAGTATTAAAAGAAGAAAAATATAGACAACTATTTAAAGAACTATTATTAGTAGATAGTAACTTTCAATTAGTAAAAACCTTCTTACAACACGATCCATATTTATATAAAAGTAAATACATTACTAAATATCTCAAAAAAAATTCTATAAACCTATGATCGAATTGTCAATGTTTGAGCAATCTATATATAATACGTATCTTAAGACTTCAAGAAATAAGAAAGGGTTTACACCACGAAAAAAATTCGACAATCTAGACGATAAAAAATACGTATTACTTAAAAAAATATCACTGACATTAAAAAATAAAAAAATAGATCCGAATTTATTTTTCAGTGCGCCTTATAAATTATATTCAGAGAAATACGTGCCGTTTGAATTTTATAATACGTTTCGAGCTATTTCTACATATAAGACATATATAAAAGAAATAGAATTAACTATGCCTGATGATCAATTTAATATCACTAAACTAAGAAACAGCTTTAAATTCATCTATGATAAATGCGTAGAACATAAACTAACAAACTGTAGAGAATATTTAAATATCCAAAAAGGCATATATCCTGATTTTATTTTAGATCTAAAAAAAGACGATATTAGTTATTATTGTTTATTAGCTCTAGATGTATCAGAGAAAAATATTAATCTTGAAAAAAATATAGTTGAATTTGTATGTGATAGCTTTTATAATACTTTAAGTAGTTTGAGATCGAGATATACGTTTTCGAAAAAAATCAAACCATTGGGAATAAAATTAATTAAAACAATAAATAAAATATTAAAAATAAAATGACAACGAATATGTTTGAATCTATTAAAGGAGCGATGGCGAAGTCCACGCAACAAAATACAACTAGTAATATTATGCGATTAAAGCCGGGTAATACGTATACACTACGATTAGTACCTTTTGTAAAAGATCCTAGTAAGACATTTTTTCATTATTACTCACATGGATGGGTTAGTGAAATGACTGGTCAATTTCAAAGTGCAATTAGCCCTCAAACTTGGGGTGATAGAGATCCGATTGCTGAAGCTCGGTATAGGTTATCACGGACTGGCTCGGAAGAAGAGAAACAAAAAGCTAAATCTTTAAATCGTAAAGAAAATTGGTTAGTTAATGTTTATGTTGTTAAAGACCCTGACAATCCAGAGAATGAAGGTAAAGTTAAAATTCTTCGATTCGGAAGACAATTACATAAAATTATTATGGAAGCAATGGAAGGAGAAGATGCAGATGAATTTGGTGAGCGTATTTTTGATCTTTCAAAAGACGGATGTAATTTTCGAGTCAAAGTAGAGGAACAAGGAGGATATCCAACGTATGTTAGCTCTCGGTTTCAAACTCCTTCGAAAATTACTGGTGTAGCAGCTGATAGTATTAAAGATATTTACGAGAATACAATCGATCTAGAAAATGTATTTCCTGTCAAAAGTTACGATGAATTGCAAACAATGCTCAATGAACATTATCATGGTGAAACTGAAGAATCTGTAACAGGAGATACCACAAAAGAATCAACAACTGGTTCCTCTGATGAAGAGGAAGATGATCTAAATTTTGACGATTTAGAGACATCAGATAAGAAAGACTCTGATCCAGCGGTTGATGATAATAAAGTAAAAGAATTACTTGATAGTTTAGACTAAAAAATGGAACAAGATGGTGAAATAAAATCATTCATGCATGGATTAAATGCACAAGCCTTTAGTTTAAATAAAGGTATTGTACAAAAAAGTGCTACTATGCAAGATATACCTCTATCTAAAGATTGTTATACGCCGGAAAGACCCCAACATAACCCGCAAATACAAGCTGTACCAGCTCAACAGGTACACGTTCCACCACAACCTCAAATTAACACAGATCCCGCTCTATTAAATAACCTAATAGAGCGGGTATCTTCTGTTGAAAAGCACATTACTAAATTTGTAAACTTAATTGAAAAACAAGTTGCGCGAAACGCAAAAGAAATTAATATACGAATCAAATTAAATAATGATTCTACCAGTAAAGAATAAAGATAATTTTATTCAAAATTTTCTTAATCCAGTATCGAGATTAAACTCATCTGCGACATTAGATATACACGGCACTATATCTACTATAGTACATAATAATTCTAATATTTTTCTTAAAGCAGAATATAAAGTCGAATGGGATGATGACCCTGAAGAAGGTACAATATGTCTACCAGATACAATAAAATTAACTAAAATCTTATCTTGTTTAGATGAAGATGATATACATCTCGAAATAGAAGAAAATTGCATAAAATATAATAGTAATATTAACAGATTTACATATCATTTATTTGATGATAGTTTAACTAATAATAGCGCGTTTGATTTTAATAAAATAGACAATATTACATTCGGTACTAATTTCAAATTAACAAAAGAAAAAAATAATTCAATATTAAAAGCACTACCGTTTGTAACTGAATCAAGTAAGATATATATTAAAACTGAAAATACAAATGTATATGCTGAACTATCAGATAAAAAACTACAAAACGTAGATAGTTATACGACTTTATTAGCAGATGAATATAACGGAGAAGACTTAAATTATGAATTAATTTTAGATATAGAATTATTTAGACTTATATCTACATTAAGTTTCTCGGAGTCTACCATATATATAAATAATGAATATAAAATGCTTATGATTAAACTAGAACTTGAAAATAGTAACCTCACATTCATTAGTACTAGTTATAAAAATTAATGAAAAATAAAGTTACTACATGCGGTTATTTTATTAAGCGTTTAAGAGATAATGGATATACTGTCAACAGAATTTTTTCAGATTATTCAAGTCAAGATCCACGTAGATGGACAATAATGGTTAACCCTGAAATTGCCGCTTTATATATAACTTGTTATGTTAATTATGATTGGAGCGGGGATTTTAAATTTGAATTACACGACGGCAATCATTTTAAAAACTTTCAATTAAGAACAGATAGCATGGAAGTAATTATAACTAAATTAATTGAAAAAGATATTACCCCTAATGAAGAAACCAACACCTAAACGCCGAAATTTCGATAGTTTATTAAAATCAAATATTAATGCAATTGAGTCAACTGATATCAATGAACAGGACATGTCGTCTATTAATGATTATTTAATTGAACATTTAAAATCATTTATATTAGTAGGATATGATATCAGAGGTGATAGTGTATTACTTATTTCAGGAAAAACGCCTCAAGATTATGATGCTATAGAAACTTTACTAAGAAGAGTATCTAGTTTAGATTTCTTCAAAGACATACAAGAACAAACAAATACTAAAAATGAATAAGATAATTGTTTTAGGAAACGGTTATATTGGCCAAAAAGCATACAAACACTTTTTGGATACCTCGGGAGATATACATGACGTAGTTCGTTTATGTCATTACCCGTATACGACCCCCGGAAAATTAAAAGAAACATTATTTAATAACATATTAAATGAAATTAAAGGATGTGACGCTAAATGGATAATTAATTGTGTCGGATATACTGGAAGTCCAAATGTAGATGCCTGTGAGGAAAATAAACAGATTTGCTGGGATTTAAATGTAACGTTTCCTACTATTTTAGCTCAATTTTGTAAGCAACATCATATAAAAGTTATCAATATCAGCTCTGGCTGCATATATGACGGTCCACAAGACACGCTTTATACAGAAGATGATGAACCAAACTTTGGATTGCTTAACTCTGATAGTAGTTGGTATAGTAAAACAAAGCATGCAGCAGAATTATGCTTACACAACTTTGATAATGTTTATACATTGAGAATAAGAATGCCAGTTTGCAATGACTTTAATTCACAAAAAAATTACTTAAGTAAAATTTTAAAATATAATAATATTCTCGATGAAGTAAACTCTAAAACTGTTATTGAAGATCTACTTCTTGTAATTAATAAAATTATTAATATTCATGACCTACCAGGAGGTGTATATAACTGTGTTAATCCTGCACCTCTTTCAACAAAACAAGTTTGTGAAATCTTAGATAAACATGGACTATGGAATCCAAATTGGAAATTTATTAATTACGATGAATTAAAACAACATATTGTTGCTAATAGATCTAATTGTATTCTATCAACAGATAAATTAAAAGTATACGGATTAGATATGCCACAGGAGCGAGATGCGTTAATGAGAATATTGAGTGAAAAAGAAACCTACCTCACGAAAGAGCTAGCAGATGAAGGATAAAAGTATTTTAGTAACAGGTGGCTTAGGATTTATTGGGAGTCACTTCGTCGAATTACTGGATAAAAAATGTAAAAATTGCAAAATAACAATAATAGATAGTTATGCATATTGTGTATCTGAAAAAACAGAAGACTATCTATGGGACATGTATAAGAAATCTAGTAATAAATTAGATATAATATATGTAAGCATCTCAGATTTTAAATTAGATAAAGAATATGATTATATTGTAAATTTCGCTGCAGAGTCTCATGTAGATAATAGTATCAAAGCTGGCGATATCTTTATAGATAGTAATTATGTAGGTGTATATGAATTATTAAAACAATTACCCGACAATACAAGGTTTCTTCAAGTAGGTACAGATGAAGTATATGGCAGTTTACAACTTAATTCTGAACCAAGCGAAGAATATAGTTTATTAGAACCATCGTCAATATATTCAGCAACAAAAGCTGGCGCTGATTTACTAGCATTATCATTTCATAAAACATACAAAAAAGATATTATTATAACAAGATGTACAAATAACTTCGGCCCAAGACAATACACTGAAAAGTTTATACCAGTTGTCATACAAAAAGCTAATAATAACGAACCAATTCCAGTATATGGAGAGGGTGTTAATATACGTCAATGGATATACGTCAAAGATCATTGCGAAAAACTCTATAACGTATTAACACGTGGGACTGCAGGACAAATATATAATCTTGCGCCTGCCTCAGAATACCATTCAGAAATACCTAATATTGACGTCGTATATCTTGTGTTAAAAATATTAAATACATCAACAAGTTTTATTAGTTTTGTTGAAGATAGAAAAGGTCATGACATTAGATATAGTTTAAGAGATTCAATGTATCGATCAATGATGATTCAATCAGGAGACCAATTAGAATTCTCCGTAACTCAGAAAACATTTGAAAATGATTTAAAGCACACTATAATGTGGTATATTGAAAATGCGCACTGGTGGAACAAATAATCTTATAATTGATGGTAACAATCTTTTATATCGTATATTCTGGACTAATAATTTTAAATTAGATGAAGATAATAGTCCTGGTCAAATATTCTTATTCCTACGATCTTTAAAATCCTATGTTGATAAGTTTAGACCAGAAAACATTTATTGTACCTGGGATAAAAAATTAGAATGGCCTTCTACTAATTTTAGAAATGAAACTATAACTGTAGAATATAAAGCGAACAGAGACGATGACAAATTTAAAGATGTACATGAATTCGCTGAAAAAATACAAGAAGTTATTGCTTTATTAGGAGTACATAATATGTATCCGCTTAGAATGGAAGCTGATGATTTAATGGCATGGCTTTCAACTATCTTAAATGGAACAAAAGTTATAGTAACTACAGATAAAGATTTATTACAAACAATATCTCAAGATACGAAAGTTTATAGCCCTATTAAAAAGAAAGAAATTACACTACAAAATTTTGAAGAATATACAGGAGTACCCAAGGAACAATATTTAAATTATAGAGCAATTACAGGTGATAAATCTGATAATATACCAGGAATTCCTAGATATGGTCTAGCACGATTTAAAAAATTAGATTTAACTAAATTAACAGAACAACAACAGGTCATTTACGAGAGAAATTTACAACTAATGGATCTATCAGTTGGATATGATTATTATCCTGATGAAGTACCTGTATATGAAAAACAATTAAAAAATAGCAAAAAAACTACAAGTAATTATAATAAATTTCTTGAAGAAGCTAAAAAATTAAATTTATGGTCTATTGTCAGAAACTATACTTCATGGCGAGAATCCTTTAATAATAACGAAAATATAATAAATATTATTAACAAGGCGATTAAAAATGCAACCAGAAATTAGATACGTTCAAAATCCTCGCACTATTACTGCTCCGTCTGGAGCTACTGCGGCCCCTGTAATGAGAGAAATTAGAATGGGTAATGAAATCCGTACAGAGGCGCATTATACTGATCCATCGACCGGCCAATTTATTACAAAAGTACTAGTCAGTACTCGCCCGGTAGATGAGTCTAAGTGAAGTAATTCCACAAGAGTATATTGTTGAGAAATTTTATCAGTACGCAGGATACCCTAAGTACAAAAAATTAACCAATGTATATGAAGGCGGTTGCCCTATATGTAGGGAAGGTAAATCTTGGAATAAAAAAAGACGTCTTTATTATATAGTAAAAGAAGATCATATTTTTTGCCACAATTGTGGTTGGACTGGCTCTCCAATTAAGTGGGTTCAAGAAGTAACAGGTAAAACATATATTGATATAATTAATGAATGTAAAGAAATAGATACATTTAATATACCTATAGATACTAAAGAAGATACTCTTACCCCTGAAAAACCACCACCTTCATTACCAGACGATTGTATTAATTTGTATGATAACATTCAATGTAATTTTTATAATCACGAACCAATGATAACTCATGCAATTATTACATGTAAAGAGAGAAAACTGTTTACAGCAATTAATAAGCCTAAAACACTTTGGTTTTGTAGAAATGACTTCGTACACAAAAATAGAATAATTATTCCTTTTTATGATGATAAAAATATCGTCTTCTATCAATCAAGAAAATTAAAACAAAATAAAAAAGATACAAAACCAAAATACTTATCAAAGATAGGCGCTGATAAAACAATATTTAATATTGATAAAGTAGACAACAATTTAGATTATATTTTTATATTTGAAGGACCAATAGATAGTTTCTTTGTTAAGAACGGAGTCGCTGTTGGTGGTATTAGTAAAGGGAGATCTTGTTTTACTAAAAAACAAGAACAGCAAATAGGACAAAAACCATTTCATAAACGTATTTGGGTACTTGATAATCAATATTGTGATCAAACCGCAAAACAAAAAACTCGCTCATTACTCAGTCAAGGTGAAGAATGCTTTATATGGCCTGAAGAATTATTACAATATAAAGACTTTAATGATTTATGTATGAAAATAAACCGCGACGAAATCTCATCACAGTTTATAATTAAAAATAGTTATAGTGAATTAAAGGGTAAATTACTATTATCAAGAATTACTGATAAATGATAATATTAACATTATCAGCACCGACTGAATTTGTAATTTTGCAAAGCCCTATGTTGTATACTCCTGGTTGCGGTTGCACAAATGGAACCATTGTAGCCTTCCCAGCAGGAGTTGTAACTGTGTCTATCGTTTGTTCATCATAGCCATCAATAAGAGTAATAGTTACGGTCCCTGTACAAGCTTTAGTAACAATAAAACCATCCCACGCTTCACCTAAGCTATATGTCGTATTATTAGTAACACCATACGCCGAAACTGGTTTAGCTACTGTATATGAACCTTTTGAATACATAATATTTTAAATTATTCTCCCCAACCTGCTGGTCTTGCGGTCAGATTACGACCTTGTTGCCGACAATATGATTTCCATTTCGAATTTAAATGTGCGGTTGTTTCATCATCAGTCGCGGCTGGTACCGGTGCAGGAGCTGGTGCAGGAGCTGGTGCAGGAGCTGGTGCGGTAGCAACTGGCTCTTCAAGCGCATTCTCAGCTTCGGCAGCTTCTAATTCCAATATAGCAAACTTGCGAGCCTTCTTAGCTTCTTGAAATGCTGCCTCAAACGCAGCACTTTCATCTGGATCAGCAGCTTTCCATTGTGTCTTAGCCGCGGCAGTTGCATCAGCTGCCTCCGCGGCAACTCCTTTTAAGAAATCTATATGTTGTGTACTGTAAGCCATGATATAATTATTTATGTTTTTCTATATAGAGGTTTTTGAAAATTTGATTTAAACTAGCTAATCTCTCACATACATCAAGTACTTCACTTTTTGTAGCATCAGAAACATCAGCAAAAATAGTACCAACTTTATTATCAGTTCTTAATTTACCTAACACACTCTCAATCCCACCGTTAAGATACTCTATTACGTCTTCAATATTACCAATCCATTCTTGTAAATCTTCTAGTTCCTGCATTTCGTTTGGGTGCTGGTCGATTACATCCTCAAACTCATCAGCAGTACTAGGATCATCTAAAGCATTAGTAAAAGACTGTTGATCATCTTCCGGTCCTGCATCGACCGCGGGTACTGGATCATCAAATTCATCTTCTTTAAGTAAAGATAAAAATTTATTTTCAAACTTTCCCATGTAAGTATTTATTAAATACTTATGATGAAAGGCATACTTTTCGAAGATTTATATAAGTACA